GGTCACCACCAGCAAGGGGTTCTGATGGCCAGGAGAAACACCAAAGCGTCAGCAGGCTGGTTTGGCAAGATCGGTGCCTTGTTTGGCCGCACGCCTACCCATGAAGCGGCCGGGTCCGGACGCCGCGCCTGGGCCTGGATGCCGGGCAATCCGGGGGCGGTGGCGGCCATGCTGGCCACACAGTCCGAGTTGCGCACCAAGAGCCGCGACCTGGTGCGCCGTAACGCCTGGGCCAATGCCGCGCTGGAAGGTTTCGTGGCCAATGCCATCGGCACCGGTATCAAGCCCCAGTCCATGCTGGCGGATCCCGCGCAACGCGAGCGCATCCAGTCGCTCTGGCGGGACTGGTGTGAGGAGGCTGACGCCGCCAGCCTGACCGATTTCTACGGCCTGCAGGCAATGGCCTGCCGCGCCATGCTCGAAGGCGGCGAATGCCTGGTGCGGCTGCGCCCTCGCCGCGAAGAAGATGGGCTGGCGGTGCCGCTGCAGATCCAGTTGCTGGAGCCCGAGCACCTGCCAGTGTCGATGAACACCGATCTGCCCTCGGGCAACGTCGTGCGCGCCGGCATCGAGTTCGACAAGCTGGACCGGCGTGTCGCCTACCACCTGTATCGCAGCCATCCCGAAGATGGCGCACTGGCGCCCATGTCCAGCCAGGGTGGCATCGACACCGTGCGGGTGGACGCTGCCGAGATCATTCACCTATTCCGTCCGCTGCGGCCGGGGCAGATCCGGGGCGAGCCCTGGCTCTCCCGCGCCCTGGTGAAGCTGAACGAACTCGACCAGTACGACGACGCAGAACTGGTGCGCAAAAAAACCGCCGCCATGTTCGCGGGTTTCATCACCCGTCTATCCCCCGAAGACAACCTGATGGGGGAAGGCAACTCCGACCAGAACGGCGTCGCCCTGGCCGGATTGGAGCCCGGCACCCTGCAAATTCTGGAGCCGGGCGAGGACGTCAAATTCTCCCAACCGGCCGATGTCGGCGCGTCCTACGGCGAGTTCCTGCGCATGCAGTTTCGTGCGGTGGCTGCCGCCATGGGCGTGACCTACGAGCAGCTGACCGGTGATCTGACCCAGGTGAACTACAGCAGCATCCGCGCCGGACTCCTGGAGTTTCGCCGCCGCTGCGAAGCCATCCAGCATGGCGTGATCGTGCACCAGTTGTGCCGACCGATCTGGTCAGCCTGGATGGAACAGGCGGTGCTTTCCGGCGCACTGCAGTTGCCCGGCTATGCGAAGCGTCGGCGTGAATATCTGGCTTGCAAGTGGATCCCGCAGGGCTGGCAGTGGGTGGATCCGCAGAAGGAATTCAACGCCATGTTGACCGCCATCCGCGCCGGGCTGCTGTCCCGCTCGGAGGCGATCTCCTCCTTCGGTTACGACGCTGAAGACATCGATCGCGAGATCGCGGCGGACAACGCGCGGGCGGATGCCTTGGGGCTGGTGTTCGAGTCCGACCCCCGGCACGACCAACCCACCGCCGTCATGCCCTCCAGGAACACACCGGCAGAACCTGCGTTTGCCGATCCGGCGACCGATGCACTGGCGACCGATCCGACGCCCCTGATCTGAAAGGTCCATCCCATGCTCTATCCGCACTTGGCGGGACGCCTGTTTGGCGTGCCGCTGCTGATCCATCGCCCCAAGCTTGACGTGATTCTCTCGGTTCTGGCCCCCCGGCTCGGACTCGACGGCACGCTGCCACAAGCAGCGCTGCCTTCACCTCGCCCAGTCGCGTCACCCACGCCCGGCATCGCCATCCTCCCGATCCACGGATCCCTGGTGCGCCGCACCCTGGGGATGGAGGCGGAATCGGGGCTCCTGAGTTATCAGGCCATCCAGTCCGGTCTGGGTGCGGCGCTGGCTGATCCCAATGTGGCCGGCATCCTGCTCGACGTGGATTCACCGGGCGGCGAGGCAGGCGGCGTGTTCGACCTGGCTGACCGCATTGCCGCTGCGGCCAAGGTGAAGCCGATCTGGGCCATCGCCAACGAGTCCGCCTTCTCGGCGGCCTATGCCTTGGCCAGCGCGGCCTCGCGCCTAGTGGTCACGCGCACGTCGGGCATCGGCTCGGTGGGCGTGATCGCGATGCACATCGACCAGTCCGGCATGGATGCGAAGGCGGGACTGCAGTACACGCCGATCGTCGCTGGTGCGCACAAGAACGACCTCTCGCCGCATACCGCCATCACTGATGAGGCACGCGCCATGTTGCAGGCCGAAGTGGACCGGCTCTACGGCCTCTTCATCGACACGGTGGCGAGCCACGGACGCCTCAGTGCGGATGCCCTGCGCGCCACCGAGGCGGGCCTCTACTTTGGCGACGCCGCTGTGGCGGCGGGCTTGGCTGATGCCGTGGCCACCTTCGACGACACCCTGGCCGAGATGGCCGACTTCCTCACCCCTCGAACCGTGCAGCGCCTGGCTGCTGCACGAACCGATGTTGTTGTTCTCCCCACGTCTTGCTCTGAAAAGGACACCCCCATGACACAACCCGAGCCTCATACCGATACCCCTGAAGTGCCCGCCACACCTGCTACGCCCGCCGCCATACAGCAAATGACGATGAGCTACGCCGACGCGGTCGAAGTGGCTGAACTCTGCCAACTGGCCGGCGTGCCCGAGCGCACCGCGAGCTACCTCTCGGCCCAGACCCCGGTGGCCAACGTGCGCCGCACTTTGCTGGCGCTACGCGCCGACGGTCCCGAGATCGCATCCCACCTGACCCCTGAAGCCATGGCCGCGAAGCCGGAAGCCCTCAAGGACAACCCCCTCATCGCCCAGGCACGCGCTCGTGCCGGAAAGGACTGACCCATGCCGACCAAACCTGTATTTACCGAAGGTCTCAACCTGGGGGATCTCCTCAAATACGAGGCCCCCAATCTCTATTCCCGCGACCAGGTCACCGTCGCCGCCGGCCAGGTCCTGGCCCTGGGCGCGGTCGTCGGGGTGATCACCGCCAGTGCCAAGGTCAAGGTGGTGGATCCCTCCGCCAGCGATGGTTCCGAGGTCGCCGCTGGGGTGTTGATCCAGGCGGTGGACGCCAACCTGGCCGACCGGGATGACGGTCTCTTCGTCGCCCGCCACGCCATCGTCGCCGACCACGCTCTGGTCTGGCCCACGGGCATCACCGTGGCCGAGAAGAAATCCGCCATCGCCCAACTCAAAGCGCTCGGCATCCTCGTTCGCAAAGGAATCTGACCATGCCCATGAACAATCCCTTCGACAATCCGGCGTTCTCCATGTCGGCGCTGTCCACCGCCATCAACATCCTGCCCAACAACTACGGGCTGATGGACCAGATGAACCTGTTCCCGGCAAAACCGGTGCGTTTCCGCCAGATCGCCATCGAGGAGAAGAACGGCGTCCTGAGCCTGTTGCCGACCTTGCCGGTGGGCTCGCCGGGTACGGTGGGCGTGCGCGGCAAACGCAAGCTGCGTTCCTTCGCCATCCCGCACATCCCGCACGAGGACGTGGTGTTGCCGGAGGAAGTGCAGGGTATCCGCGCCTTCGGTATGGAATCCGAGTTGCAGTCCATCTCCAACGTCATGGTCGAGCACCTGCAAACCATGCGGAACAAACATGCCATCACCCTGGAACACCTGCGCATGGGTGCCTTGAAGGGCGTGATCCTGGATGCGGACGGCTCGATGCTCTACGACCTCTATGACGAATTCCAGATCACGCCGAAGGTGGTGGACTTCAAGTTCAGCAACGTCGATCTGGACGTGAAGAAGGTCTGCCTGGGGATCAAGCGCTATGTCTCCAAGAACCTGCAGGGCGAGTTCATGACCGGTATCCACTGCCTGGTCTCGCCCGGCTTCTTCGACGCGTTGACCGGACATGCCAATGTGAAGGAAGCCTACAAGGATTGGCAGACCGGCCTGGCGCTGCGTTCCGACTTGCGCACAGGATTCACCTTCGCCGGCATGACCTTCGAGGAATACTTCGGCGAGGCCTCGGATGGCACCACCACGCGCAGTTTCATCGCCGACGACGAGGGCCACGCCTTCCCCCTGGGTACGGTGGACACCTTCGCCACCTACTTCGCGCCGGCGGATTTCAACGAGACGGTGAACACCCTAGGCCAGCCGCTCTACGCCAAGCAGGAGCCGCGCAAGTTCGACCGCGGCACCGATCTGCACACGCAGAGCAATCCGCTGCCCATGTGCCACCGCCCCGGGCTGCTGGTGAAGCTCACGATGTCTTGAGCGCTTTCTGACGCTCCTTGGTGTAGCGGTACCAGGGCTGCGGCGGGTCGCCGGCCATGAAGCGGGTGGCGGCGATGAAGGTGTCGAGCAGGCACGGATCGTAGTTGACCCCGTTCTGCCCGCACAACTGCTGAAACAGGACGTAGGGGTCTTGCCCCACAAGGTCCACCGGCTGGTGGATGCCAACCTCGCGCAGGTATCCGGCAACCGCCGGGCCGATGTTGGGGATGGCCTCCAGTGCCAATGCGTCCGCCGCCGTCTACGCTTTCTTCATGTCGCTGAATCAACTCGCAAACAGTAATGATAGCCATCGAATCCCTGTATGACGCGGCGGCCCGGTCGGGCCTGCTCACGCGCGCCGCATTGGGCAGCACGGAAGTTATGGTGGATTTCCGTGCGCCCGATGAAGACGTGCTGGATGGGCTAGGCGTCTCGCGCAACTACAGCATCCGCTATCCCTTGAGCCGTCTTCCCGCGCTCGCTTCCGGCGACACCCTATGGATATCCGGTCGCAGTTATCGCGTGCGGGAAATCAGCGTGACGGGCGATGGCACCGAGGCTCGCGCCTCACTCACCCGACTGTAGGACTGGCCATGCCCATCTCGATCCGTGAGCAGATTCTGCAAGCGGTGGCGGGGCTGCTATTGCCCGTCGCCCAATCTCAGGGCGCTACGTTTAACCGCTCGCCGACCACCGGTATTTCGCGTGAGCAGTCTCCGGCGCTGCTGGTCTTCCCCGAATCCGATGCCATCACCCAGCGCTCGAACGACCGCGTCGAACGACTGTTGGTCGTGCGGGTGGTGGCGCTGGCGCGTGAGACCGGAACCGAAGCGCCGGAGGGTATCGCCGACCAGTTGCTGGTAGCCGCTCACGCGGCGCTGTTCACCAATGCCAATCTCGGCGGCTTGTGTCTGGGCATCAAGGAACTGGACTGCGAGTGGGATGTGGAGGACGCCGATGCCACGGCGGCCCTGATCCCCGCCCGCTACCAGATCACCTACCGCACCTTGGCCTCCGATCTCTCCAGCCAAGGATGAGCCATGCCCGTCGTTGAACTTCTGAAACCCCACACCCACGCCGGAAAGCTTTGCCTGCCGCGCGAGCGCATCGAACTCGACACTGCGCTAGCCCGCTGGCTGGTAGAGGCCGGTGTCGCACGTCCGGTCCTGGTCAGCGATCCGGACAGACCAGTCCACGCCCGACGACGGACGTCATCCATCCGCACGCCAGCTCCCATTACCCCAACCAATCCATCCGAGGAGACCGCTTCATGAGTACCTATGCATCCTTCCAGGGCCGCGTCTATCTGGGTAAGCGTGACGTCGCCGGCAATCCGGTCGAAGTCCGTTCGCCCGGCAACGTGGCGGAACTGAAACTTGCCCTCAAGACTGAGGTGCTGGAGCACTACGAATCGCAATCCGGCCAGCGCTCGCTCGATCACCGCATGGTGAAGTCCAAGTCGGCCAGCGTGAACCTCACCATCGAGGAATTCACCCCAGAAAACCTGGCCCTGGCCTTGTACGGCAGTTCCGTCCTGGGTGCCGGCGGAACGGTTACCGACGAACCGATCGGCGGCGCTTCTCCGGTGATTGGCGACCGCTACTTCCTGGCCCACCCGAAGGTTTCCACCCTGGTGGTACAGGACAGCGCG